TTATCCCGCCACTCATCCTTACGGCGGTTCTTCAGCCAGAAGATAGCAGCGGTCGGGCTAGGTGCAATCTTTGCGGTATACGGGGCATATACAGGCTCGGTAGCCCCAGCAGGCATGAATATCTTCACCTCTTCCTGCTCATACCCGATTGCCATCTGGAACAGGGACCGCTCAACACGGTCATCTGCTACATCCTTACCAATCTTTAAGGACTGACAGAAATCCTCATGATCCAGCTTCCATCGGTGGATGGTTCGTTCAGACACCTCAAACACATCCGCCAATTCCTTGTCGGTAAGGCCAGCCCTAGTCGCTGCGGCTGCGATCTTTGCATACTCTGGCTTATAGGAACTTGGCCTACCCGGTGGCATTATCAAACCTATTACTTATCTGTATATCTAGATACTACACGATCTTCCAATCAGGGTCATTCATCGGCTTTGGCAACAACCTTATAAGGCCGCTTAGGCGCATCCAGAACCATCTCAACCAATTCCTCAGCCTTCTCTACGCCAACGTCCTCTGCCTTCACTTTGTCACCCAGCAGCAGAACGTATTTAGCGCCGGTCTCTTTGGAGATACTTCCCATAGAGCCGTGCATCAGGTCACCGTTGAAGTATGTAGCCGACTCAACGAATGCCACTAGGCCATATTTAGTCTCTACTACCTTACTCATCTACCTTCCTCTCCTTTGGCTTGATTGTTAGCCGCCAAACCTGCCCGCTGTGTGCAGAATACATGTTCCCATCAGAATCAGGCTCTCCGTGGAACATTACAAGTTCACTTCCAAAATTCACACAATAGCCAGTATTTCTAGTGAACTGGATACTTGAAGCATTCTCATCCTTATCCATCTCACTCCTCCCCCTTAATGCCAAGCTCAGCCATTAGGGCGTCTGCTATCTCAACGGATGACCGCACGATTGCGCTATCTGACATAGCTGATATTTGGTCATGTGAATTACTCAGCATTCCCTGCATTGCCTTCCCAGCCAGCTCAGCCCTTAGCTTGTCTCTGTCACCCTTGGTCATATTTTACATCCTTTGTGAATAATCGCTCTACTGCCACCTTCCCACCAGTGTTTTTGTCAAGGCTACTAACAACTTTCCTATCCCAAACCGGAATCCACCCGTCAGGTGCTTGGTACTCACTAACAAACACCTTATGTCCCATATGCACCATATCGTCGCACCACAGCCAAAACTTTTCATGATCGAATGAGCCAGTTGCGTAACCTTGGGTGCCAAGATACGGCGGATCACAGTAAATTATGCTGTTAGGCGGTATTCTTAGATCATCATAAGAGCATGAAATCAAATCAGCCCCAGCGAGGCCAGCCGCCTTTTTCAGGCATCCCCTACTTCCCTCAGCGGCATAGTTTCTCGCATTTCCTTTAGAGTCCTTGCCGCGAGCATACCCGCCAAACCATTTTGCGGCGAAAGAACATGCAAATCCAATGAAGGCCGTTAAGGCGTCTACGGCCTTTTCATCCTTGGCGGATTTGTACTCATCCTCGCTAACTTCTGTAGGCGGAACCCAACCGTCGCGCACGGCACGCCATAGCGCTATAACATGAGGGTTTGCATCAGAACCAATTCGATTTCCAGCGATTCTAGAAATCATGGATGCTCCGCCCAAAAATGGCTCAACATAGAATTGCCCATCAAATCTTTCTGAAAGAATGATCGGTATCAATTCCTTAGTATGCCTATCCTTTGATCCCACATATTTCATGTCATCACCGTCAAATGCCTAAACCGCTCGCTAGCCTGGAGCGAATGCTCTACTACCCATGCGATATGGGTCATTTGGAGTCCTCTTGCATGGCGCTGTCAATGTCATCGTCCATGTTTGGACCATCCACTAGAATCTGCGCATCATTGGTAATCCAGCGAAGAAGACTCCATTCATCACCCGCAGTATCTCGCAGCCAGCGGTATCGCAAAGCGTCCTTCCGCAATTCATCCATCTCCTCTTTCATGCAATCCATTGCGTATTCATAGCCAGTAGCCTCAGCCGCTGCATCACAGTCAATCTCGCTCATACCACTCCTCCCATGCAGTCACACCCAACGCAATAGCGGCAGCGATGATCGCCCCACCCCATACCCACACACTCGGCTCCTCAGCCCTTACGCCGATCAGCAGCATTGCCGCTGCATATAGCATGGCGCAGATTCGCATGCCGATCAGGATTCGGTGCAGGCGAGTCATTGCTCACCCCTAACATAGCGCACAGAGCCGTCTCGCTCTTCCGGATAGGCCCAAAGAGCGCCATTTCGCTGCTGAATCCACACATCATCCGGCGCAATCGGCGGGGATCGCTCAGGCTGGTATCGAGCAATCCATAGGCCAGCATTTCGCAGGCCCTCAAGGATCAATTTGTCGTCAGTAGGCAAACCAAACTTGATATCTCGGATCGCCTTGAACAGTGCAAGCTGAGCGGCATCATCAGAAAGCCACTCTGTCCCATTCCCCGCCGTAGTGCTGGTGTCGATCTGTTCTAGGTTCATTCGATCACCTCGCGGTAACGCGTAGTCACATGACCGATCCCGTATCGCTTGGCATGCTCGGCAGCATCTTCAGCGGAATCAAAAACCACCTTCCCAGCGGGCTTCCATTCGTTAACCCAAATCTCTCGCGGCTCAGGCTTGATGCGGTACTGATCTGGCGGCAGGCTGAAATCAACATCCCCGCCAGTTGACCATTTTTCGCCGAGTAGCCGGTACTGAACAGTCTTACCCTCGACAAGCGCCTGCACCAGCGGCAGGTAGTCCTTTGCGTTGCTTGCGTTCATCCAAACATCTCCTCAATAATTTCCCATGTTTTAGTATCAACGATCTGACCCCAGCCATACTGGCTATAGATGCTTGATCCATCGCCATAGCGCTGCCTAGCTTCTATTTCAGAATCATAGAAGCCAACAAGATCATTGATACCCCTCTCAGGGTAATACGTATCGCCAGCCAGCAAGGCGAACCTTTTCATTCCGAACCCTACCCGTAGATAACGCCTCTCTGGCGCACCTCAATCATGCTGTATTTGTGGCCGCAGTGACAGATAGGTTGCTGGAACTGACTGTTCCATATTTGCTCGTAATCTACTTCATGGACAGGATAGTCCGTGTCCTCATCGCAGGTCGGGCAGGTTAGCTCTAGCCACGGGTATAGCGTTGCCATTGGTACGTGGCGCATTACTTTTCCTTCGGAACCATGCACTTGCCGTACAGTTCGCGGGTTGCGATCAGTTCGGATTGGAGCCAGACGATCCATTGGTCGGATTGGTCGGCGTTTCCAACAAGATAGCCCGTGCCTTCTGCCCGAAGGTCGGCTTGCTCATCCGTTCCGCTGGCAGTTCCGGCAGCGGCTTGACCTTCACGTACTCGATCTGACTCACAGCCCCGCCACTGCTGCTGCAACCGCTGATTACCGCTGCGAAGATCGCTGACAAGAGTAGATTGCGCATGGATTGCCGACTCCCGTCCGGCGATATAGTTTCGTTCGGCCTCAGCCGACTTGGATTGATACTCAATGACGGCTTCATGGGCCTTCTCTCGGGCCGTAGCAGCCGCCTGAGCCGCCTTGGCTGTAGCCGCCGCCACCTTGTCCTGATACGCAGCGTAGGCGTCCTGAGTATTCCCAAGACGCCACGTCTGCACCCCAGCGGCTAGGAGGAATGCAGTAGCCAATGCCGCAAAGACAGTCGCCCTAATTCCACCTAGCGCTAGGATGATGGCGTTCATTAGGCAGGCTTCTGCTGCTTGACGAACTTCAGCGCAAGTCCAACAGCCGCCACAAGCTGGGCAACCTTGGAAATCGGGTCATCGCCGCCGCTGACGTTAACGATGCCGTAGCTAACAGCAAGCTGGAATGCCTCTGGCAGCGCCATGACAAACAGGAGAACCCAAGTGCTGTACTGCTTGATGACAGTCTTCCAGTTGTGCAGTCCCTGCGGCTTCACGGTGGTTACCTTGTCCGGCTCCAAGATGATTGGTTCATCCGAACCAGCGGGAACCGTATCAGGCGGGTCAAGAATGATCGGATCATCCGACCCCATAGGACGAACTCGGCGGTCAGGCTCAAGAATAATCGGATCATCTGATGGGCACATTATTTCTTTTCCTTTTCGGCTAGTTTGGATGAGGCTTCTTTCTCTACCTCTTCACGCATCCACTGAGGCATACGCCCGTAGATGGATGAGAGATAAGTCTGCGAACGATCCGACTCAGCCTTCCGCTCAGACAGGTCGCTATCGTATCTGTTGAACTCGCGGCTCATCCAAACCGCACCCATCCCCACACTTACAAGCATCATGCAACACAGGCATACGCAAATCCAAACCCCTACACCGCCCGCATTTACTTGAATAGAACTTGTATTGTTCCCGGAATTCATGTTCAGCAGCTTCTCCGACCGGTCGCTAAATCGGTGCAACGCCTCAATCAGCTCCTTCTGATCCCCCTGAGACTCATTCATTATCGGTCGCGCCTGTAAGGTTCGGTGAACACCGGTACCTCCATTTTAACAGCAATCCTATAGACCACATCCCGAAGAGCGTGGATTTCTCCCTTTAGCTCATTAATTGATGAAGCCTTCATGTAGTCCTCAGATACCTTCAGCTTAAAGTCTGTGTGCGCCTTCCACAGCGCCCAAACCCAGCCGATAAGACCGCTGATTCCAATACCCATCAGCGACAGAATAGGTCCGATATACGCGTCCATATTATTTTGCCACCATGTGTTCATGGGGATAGCCTCTTACTGCTGATTGCAGTTCAAGGCTACTCATCTGTGCTGAACCTCGCGTGCAGGTCATCGGATGCTCCATGCGCCTGCGTACTTTTGCGCCCAAGATCGGCGGTCAACGAGTCCGATGGAACCCCCATTCACCTTGCGAGATACCCCATCAATCCCCTGCTTATCCGCAATATCATTCAGCTCATTCTGCATCCAATACACAATGGCTGATGCCACCCAACCCTGCGGCTCGGCCACTAGCTCAGGTTTATCCAGAAGCGTTAGATCACCCTTCCAAGCCTTAGAAAGTCGAGTGTAATTTGCGCGGCCAGTGGTCATATGACCACCACGCCCACGGAATTTCCAGCCATCTCCAGGCTGTGTATTACCGAGATTGAGCCGCCCCCATTCGCCGCCGTATAGGATGTTAGCTAGTGCATTTTGATGCGCAGGCTGATCGGGGAGATTCCAGCCAGTGCGCTTACGGACCTCAGCATCAATTCTGCCAAATTTCTTAGCATCAGCCTCGCTAATACGATGCCGTCCGAATAGATTGATAAGCGCGTCTGCGGCGTAGTTCAACCCTTCAGTCGCTTGCTTAAATCCACCTGTCTCTACATGGCAGGTCGCCAAGAAGCAGGATGCTCGCTTGACATTATCCATAATACCTACAGCCTTCATCTGCTTAACTAGCTCATCCGCGTATTGGGCGGCGGCTGGGGCGATTCGGGTAATGGCTTGGGCGGTAATCATAGAAAAGGGCTAGCTGGATTTACCGTATGGTAGTCCGCTAGCCCTTTAGGTGCAACTTATCGAATAACCCGCGAGTGCAAAGGCGCGACTCGCTCTGCCTTCTCCTTATCCCGCTTAACCTGCTCAGACGTTCCGTGCCATGCTCGCCATGAGGATTTTCCTGGATTCTTCGCCCGCTGCATTGCGCGCTCTTGGTCAGTCATCCTTAGCCACCACTCCCCATGGGGCTTCGCGACCACTCATCGGTTCACAATACTCATATCTACCCTCTTTACCGAACGGGTTGTGCCAATCTTGGCAATCATCACAGTAAATTGGCTCAACCTCAAACCAAATCAAAGAACAATCATGCGGACAATGAACCCAAAAGTTAGCCCACTCAGGAGCATCACTCCAATCCGGCTTCATCTCATCTCCCTATTGGCCCGTGGCCGTTGTGTACTTTGTAATGTCCCGTTTAACCGGGGCGGTGTTGATTAGGCGAAGTATTCACAGAATACGCGGTCGAAGAATTCTTCGGCTTCGGACTCGCTCTTGATCGCTGCCACTTCCGCGTGATTGGCGTGACCTTCGGGGAACTCGATCATCTTGCCACCTACCAGGCCGACGCGGACGCCGCCATTGTCCAGGTTTGCAGCGAAGTAGTCTTCGCCGTTGACGATGAAGGTAGCGATGTGTGCGGCCATGTCGTCGTGTCCGTGTGCGTTGGTGTAGGCATAGATTACCAAATTACACGATCCGATCAACATCATGGATAGGACAATCGAGTTCATGGATGGAACGCTGAACTTCGCGCATAAAAAAGGGCCGCTAGCGGGATGAGTTCTAGCGACCCTTACGCAACAAGATGGGAGAGGACACCTTGCAGCGCTACCGGTGGAGAGGGACACCGGGCGGCGAGTATTCTCAGCGCGCACCGATAGTTTATCGTCCTAAATCCATCCGTCAATAGGTGGCCCGCCCTGCATGACTCGAACATGCAACCCCAAATTTAGAAGATTTGTGCTCTAGTCCAGTTGAGCTAAGGGCGGATATTGGTGGGCCCAGTTGGTTACGATCCAACCTCTCATCGGTTATGAGCCGAGCGCATGCGCCAGTATGCTATAGGCCCTATTTTGGTGCGAATGCCCGGACTCGAACCGGGAGGCGCTTGGGTCTAATCCAAGCAGGTATACCAATTCCCATCACATTCGCATTTGGTGCCAAGCGTCGGATTTGCGCCGACTATTCCTGATTACAAGACAGGTGTGATACTTCATTCACCAGCTTGGCAATGTGGAGCGAGTAACCGGTAACGCTCCGGTTCCTACAGGATGGAAGCCTGTCGTGCGTCTATAAACACCTTACTCGCAAATCTATGCCGGTTACATCCATCCGGCTCCCTGTTGTATTGGCGACCTGCGATCACAGGTAGGGATGATTTTATGGCAGCGACACTAGGAATCGAACCTAGGTAAACCCGGTCAAAGCGGGTTGCTCTACCATTGAGCTATGTCGCAATAAACTATCAACGAAGATTGGACTCGAACCAATACCGGCGACTTTGGAGGTCGCTATGCTGCCAATTACACTACTCCGTCAAACTTGGTGGATGGCAGGGGAGTCGAACCCCTCTACTTCCTAAGCGTCATCTTAGAGTATGCATCCCCTAAGCTAACAGGAAAGTTTCCGGACCAAACCGCCATCCTAAACATTGTTTGCAGTGGAGGCCGGTGCTGATCCCCGGCATTCTGGCTTCACAGCACGACGGCGAGCATTTCACCGTGCATCTAGCTCGACTTTCCGCTCAATCCCCAATCGCATTGCTGCGTCACGGCGGGTTTGTCATACAGTCGTCGAGGCGCATCAGCCTGCGCATTCTCCACTACAAACAACACTTCAAATGAATTATCGGCTGCTGGCTGACCTTGCCCGATGATCTGAACTAGGATTGCTCAACCTGTATTTGGTGAAGGCGGGGCGGCTCAGGTTTCCTAGTACCTTTACCCTACTTTAGTACCCCATCAGCCAGCATGCGATAACTCACTACTTCCCCCGCCAGCAGCCCTAAGCATCTAGAGCCACTGGCGGGATCATCCTACTACACTCCTAGGCAAAGTGGGCGCCATACAATCCCCAATTTACCCCTCAGCCTCGATTACGTCGCTACTCGGTCAGGTCACCGATAGGGAGACGCCTTTCGGCTCTACCGGCCCTCACTGCCAGTCTTATTTCGTCATGGCATGAGCACTGGCTGCACGCCATCCAAGGTATCCGGACTACCGGGGCGCTTGGCTCGCCTACATCTGTTGAATCCAATCTTACTCTCACTGGAATCCTATGCAACATCCTGCATAGGATTCAGCGTTTCGGCTATGGAACGTTAGCCCGTATGCCCAAAACCACCCTCGCCACGCTTGGTATCGATCAGTTCGTCCACCTCAACAAACTTCACATGCGGAGCGTCAACGATCATTGCTTGTGCGATCCGATCACCGGCAGACGGATACCAAATTCCGCCATCATCGCGGCGAACCTTCACTAGCAGTTCACCGCGAAAATCGCTGTCGATCACGCTAGTACATGTAGCCAGCCGCAGACTACGGTTGAATGCATATCCACTGCGTCCATACAGGATCATGGCCTTGCCCTGCGGAATCTCAAACGCCAGGCCAGTTCGGTAGGTGGCCGTGTCGTCCTTCTGCTCCACGCACTCTACAGCCGTAATGTCGAAGCAGCCCGAGCCATCCGTGGCGTAACTGGGGATCACGGCAGAAGGGTGGAGGCGCTTGATCTTTACTGCATCACCCATTCTTAAAATCCTCACTCGGGAAGAACCAATCATCATTAACAATATGACCAATTGCATCAATTCGAGAGAGACTAGATTTCACTCGGATAGTCTTCCCCTGCAACTGGTCCCAATTTTCAACGCCAGCAATCTCAAGGCATCTCCAAATGAAGTGGCCTGCATACGACTTGATTTCGTAGTGACTAAAGCTGGACGGAAGATACAGCGCGTATCCGCCAAACGCTTGACACGACCCGCCGTAGTCAAGATGAAGCCATGCAGACAGAATGCCATGATCGTCAGCCGTGATTTCCGCCTTCTTGATAACGGCGTTCTTCACTTCATGCACATCACTCATCATCGGCCACCACACGATTGGCGTCGAGATCGGCTTCCACTTCTTCAGCCTGTCCGCCATGAACTTCCACATAGTCAAAAGGCTTCTCAAGCTCCGGCAGAACCTGGCCCTCAGCCTTGTCCACACTCAGCACAATCTCAGTGCCATTGCCCGAGCCTGTGATGCCGGTCAGCCGGTAGCCGAATCCGCCCAGAACGTTCACTAGGGCATCGGAGCTAATCTTGGCTACGTCGCCTCGCAGGATTTGGCTAAGGCGGCTGTACTGTACGCCCGCAGCCTCTGCGGCATCCTTAGCCTTCAGGCCATTGGAGGTAACGTGGTTCTTTACGGCTGCGGCAAGGGCGTTGCGCAGCGTGGTTGCGTTGGTGTCGGTCATTCTTCATCTCCAATTTCTTCTGCTTTCTTTTTAAAGTAAGAAGTAGCTAACTCAAAAATGCCGTGAATCAGCGCGGCTGCGGAAACGCCAGCCGAAAATAGCCATCCAAACCACAATGAAACCGATAGAAATGCAATCCATAACAAAATAAGGAAAGATTTCCACCACAAGGAATCAGTGTCAAACGTAAACTCAAAGTCAAAACTTTTCATTTCTTCCTCTTTCGTCGTTGGATTTCACGCTTCATCATCACCGCCTCAGCCGCGAAGTCTCTAGCCTCTTGCATGACCTCGCTTACATCGTAGCCTTGGCGGTGAACCTCAAATACCGATCTAGCCAATTCCCTGCTCAGACGCATTACAACTTCTAGCTCATCGTCTGTGTATTGGCTAAACCTTGGAGCGCTCATCTTGGATCAATCTCTCAATGTATACGGCCAGGTCCATTGCCTCTTCCTGCGCATGGATAAGCCAATCTAGGCGCGATAGGTCCGTGCGCTCCATCGTTACGCCGTACTTAGCTAGACCAGCATCAGCGCGCTTCTGTAGCTTTTCAGCAACAGCCTTCTCTATCCGACTCACGACAAATCCACCTCTCTGCACTCGTAGCGGCCATTAGCGCGCTTTGTCCAGCCATGTACCCATACCGCCAGACCAGCCTTTCGGATAGCAGCGATATGCTCGCTATCTGCGATCTTCTTGATGCGGGCTGCTACATTAGGTCCACTTGTGACCTGCACCAATCCCGCCTCACCATCAGAAAGATACATCAAATCTGCTATGCCGAATAGGTCATGGCGGCGGAAAACTCCACGGAAGTTGGATGACCGCTCAACCACTGCCACGGTGTAGCCGCGTGATCGCAGAAGCTCTAGGCTGCGCTGGGTTGGGGTTTTAGTCGCCATCGGGAAGATTCACTTCAGCCCAATGGGTAGCTTTATCTGCATGATAAATATCCCCATCGTCTGGGCAGTATGCTCCAAATTGCTTCCCATCAAAGTATCCCTCTTCCCATACGCTTCCATGGGCGATAAGGACAGACGTATGGGACTTTGGCAGTTTGCATCCCTCTTCAATCTTAATCCACTCAATCACTTCCGCTTCCTCCTAGCATCCTCATCCTTCCACCCGCGCTCCCACTCTTTGCGAAGCTCGGCGCATTCTTCTGTCGGCCCGTACATCGGTTTGCTGTCGATACCTCGGCCACTTTCCCTAGCCCAGGTTCCGGCTTGGTAGGCTTGCTGTTTAGGCGTCACTCTACATAGTCCAATTTTGCGTAATTAAGCTCATGCTCAATGGTGGTGATTGCCAAGTCAAAAGCCTCTTCATCCGTCAGGCCGGGCCTAGCATTGAACTCTACGTTCAAGTGGCCGCTATCCAACCGGATTCCAACAACATAGCCAATCTTTTCACCGCTCATATCCATCCCCTAGTAGTTGATTCTGTCGTTCCCACAATTCCTGTTCACTGCCGTATGCGCTAGCAAATGTCTTTCCGCCATCCAGCAGACTTGGCCCGTACTCCGCAACCATTTCCTTTGGAGTCATTCCATCCAGCGGAACCCGGCGATGGTGCCATGCACAAAGAGCGTAGCCGTGCATATGGCCCATCCTGATATTTCCGGACTTCATGTGCTGGTAGTCGGAACCTTCTTCATCACATGTCGGCAGGCCACTGTCACGCCTAACCTCACATGCCATGCACGGACCTTCCTTGCTCGCCACTATCCGCGCAGCCTCAGCCTTTGTTGGAGTGCTAGTGGATCGGCCTCGCTTCACTTCTTAAGCTCAATGGTCGTCCACATCATAACCATCCAGCCGCCGAGTGCAGCGCCCCAATCAGGCGCATCAAATACTAGTTTCAACACAAGGCAACCGAACAGAAATCCGGCTTCCTCCACAAGCATACGCTTCATCCCATCACCTTCTCTTTGTGATAGCTGCCGCTCTGGAAACCATAGTCGAATGCCTGGCGCTCAATCTCATCTTCATACGGATTTCGGTACAGCATCCCCATAAGCGCCTGAGACGTACCCTCATTCATGATGATGGAATACTTTGAACCGATCTTCGGAATCTTAAAATCTACGTTGTTCATATCAACCCTTGGGCCAGCTAATCCGCCAACCAAGGTGGCGATTGTCAGTTGTAGACTCAGGAAGCGGGGTAGCAGCAAACTGCTTGGCGCCTCTGAGAAGCATTCCAATAAGCTCGATCATGGAGCCATGCTCGCTAACATCGAAGTCACGCGAGTTCATCCGGCTATACACATCTTCTGCCATTTCTCTACCTCTCCCTCATAGAACTTGATTCTATCACTTCTGACAGCGCCGTAGAAGTTCGGATCAACCTTCGCCACCTCTAACTGAGCAATGGAGCGTTCTAGCATCCGCTCCGGGCTGTCGTTCCAAATGTCAAGATTTCGTCCCTCTGAGCGCATATCAATCGCCTGTGGCCTTGGCTATGGCTGCGCGCGCTTCATCAATGGCAACGTCAAGGTTGTCCATGCAGTTAGCGCCGCGAGTTTCAACGACCCTTACTTGCAGGTACTCGGCGGCTGCAATGAGTCCTGTGATCCTCATCAGGAGTTCCGGCGCGGCAGCGATAAGGCGGGCGTTGGCCTCGCTTTCCTCGGCATGCTCCGGGTCCCAAGTGGGGCCTGTGGAAATCCATAGATCGTGGTCATCAGCAGTGATTACCCAGCGCACCATGTCGTCCAGCTTACGGCCCATGCAGTCCTCAGCTTTCTGGACAGCCCAAGGTGCAGGCGTGTACTTACTCATTTCACTCTCTCCAATTTGTAGTCTTTAGATGGATCGGGGATTATGCAGCCTTGGCGTGCTGCTACCCGCTGAATCCACTCAACGAAATCCCAAAACTTGCGGCCTTCAAGAACGTCCCTATTACCTTCCTCATCGGTCGTCGTGCGGCGAATCGGAATAGATGACACTCGACCGCCTGGCAACTTCTTTTCTTTCCAGCCAAAGTAACTGCCTAGCAAGTATTCCTCAACCTCATCCTTCTCATAGCCCGTATGCTCTGATAGCATCGTGTAACAAACTGCGTGCAAGTAGGCTACTTGCGGAATCGTTCGCTCAGGCCGAGCAATCGTGAACTTTACGTTGACCGGCTTCCCGGACTGAAACGTATTGCACAGCATCACAATCCGCTCAATCTCGCGGTCACGATTCTTAGGCGGGAGCGTAATTACGTTGTGCGCGCTCACTTAGAATCTCCCATGCGCTCGCAGCAGTGATTGAACATTGTCCATTGCCAATGGCTTTAAGTCGCTCCAACCTATCGGCCACGCCATCATCCACTCCGTCCGGCATGGGTTGATCTTTCCACCAAGTACTGCGGCAAGCGTAGGCGTATTCCTGGCGTACTCTGCTGGATAGGCTCCTTCCTTCGCGTTGTGCGCTGTCGGTGTAGGCAAATATCCAGAGCCTCTCTCGTACATGGTCTGCACCGGCTGCGGCTGCTGAAATAACTCCCCATTCCGCATTGAACCCCATTTCGGCCAAGTCCCCGAGAACTTTTCCAAGGTATCCGAGGGAAATAAGCCGAGGCACGTTCTCCAGGAGGCAGAACTTTGGTCGTACTTGGCGAATGACTTCTCTTGTTGAAGGCCATCGGTCCTTTGGGTCGTTTTCTCCAAGCTGCTTTCCGGCTGAACTGTATGGCTGGCATGGGAATCCGCCAGTGACAACATCAACCAGTCCTTGATAGCTTGAGGCGAAGCCTTGTTCGATCCAAGCTGAAATATCACCCTGGAAGATTGGTGCATCTGAGAGAAGCCCATCTTTAATCCTCTGCTCAAGAACTTTTGCACAATATTCATTCCATTCAACGTAGCCAACGCAATCCATTCCCAGTAGATGATGAAATGCTAATTCACCACCTCCTGCACCACTAAATAGACTTAGATATCTCATGCCTCTCCTTTTCATGCGGGCACACCCCAAAAAATGCCCTACCCATGTTGCAGTTAAAACACATCAACCGCAGTGAGTCTGGAAATCCATTTTTTACGGCCCATGCATAAACATTTGATTGTCCAACCTGTCGTCTATGCTCTGCACCATCATTATTAACATGATCCAATGACATGAATTCAGGCCTATGTTCGCCACAACAACAGCAAACTCCACCGTAAGCCTTTAATACTTGTTCTTTTCTTCTCTGTTTTGCGTTCTTTTCGACTCTTATAGAGGCACCGCAGCATTTTCTGCTACAAAACTTTCTTTTCTCAAAGTTTTGACAAGGCCCCCTTGAGTAATGCTTTTGAAAAAAAGTAATCCCACACGTAAGGCAAATTTTGCTGCAAAGCTGTTTTCTTGGAGGAGCCATATCGACATGATCTAAGTTTGCTCAATGAAATTAGATCATATCGAAATTAATAGATATCATCAACTCACCCCGTCCCCACATAGAACAGCCGAACCACCACAAGCACAAGGCACCCGATCACAGCCCAGGTCACGATCCACTCCTTGATCCGCTGGCTACGCGCCTTCCGGTCAAGCACTCGCTGCCACATCTCAGCGCGCTCAACGTCAGACTGAGTCTGCTTTGCCGTTTTCATGTACTCGTTAGCCTGCCAGTGTGAGCGGGTCATTCTGCGCCTCGAATTCGGGAGAGTGCGGCGTTAAGTCGTTTCTCGACCTTTGCGAAAGTTTCGTACTGTTGCTTGTTTGCGTAAAGCGGGTTGTACCACTTGCGCCCTGATAGATATCCATCAGTTGCATCAATAAGCTCGGCGACGGCTGCACGGGCCGCATCAAGCTCTCTTACATCTTCATAAACACAATTGTTCTGCGCATAACAAAAAGCTCGATCCATAACCGCCAGCACATCCACCGCGCTCATTCCGAAGCCCAGGTTGCCTTGGTGATGGCCGCGCGGGCGGCCGCAAAAGTTGCGTCGAGTTGCTTCCAGCCGTCGCCATCTGCGGCGGCGACAATCTCTGTTAGCGCCTCCAGCAGTTCCGGCGCGGCGGCGATTAGGCGGGCGTTGGCCTCAGTGCGATCATCAACAGCTCCTGGAAGAACAAGACAGATGTATGGCCTACCTTCGCTGACAATTTCAATCCCTGCCGTATTAGGATCGGTTGCGCCAACAATCCATGGGCCCGGCGTGAACTTTCTCATATTAATCTCCTTTCTCCGTTGGCCGATGCCAAATGTTATTTTTCAAGACGCCCGCAAAGCGCATCAAACTCGCCATAAGCAAACCACGATCCATCGGCAGTGGCATGCTTAAACCCGACAGGGTTTTCAGAATTAAACTTATCCCGAGCAGCTTCAAATCCCATCTCAGCCATTTCAAGCCTTTTGGAGTCATAACCTGCGAAGTAAGCGTCTGGCTTTTCCATGTCTGCGTCTCGGTGCGTTGGTGTAGGCATAGATTGCCTCTATCCTATCTCTCGATCAACATCACAGGTAGAACGATCATGTTCATCGATGGAACTATTGAGCCGCGCCGCATCCGCCATGATCCGATCCCCGTTGACCTTAGCCGTCTGCCGAACATCCACCGGCACGCTATTACCGCTCATGAACCATGCGACTAGCTCGCGGGCTACTGCTTTCGTGTCTGCGTTCATCTTAAAAATCCTTATCCCTTGCAAGTGATTGGAACGCCATAGTCTCAGCCTCAAATCTGACCTTCTTGAATCCGGTAGGCCCATGCCGGTTCTTCTCAATAAGAATTTCAGCTAGGCCACGGTCCGGCGAGTCAGGGTTATAGACCTCATCCCGATACAGCATCAGGATTTGATCGGCCTCACGGGTCAGTTCGTCGCTGTTAGCAAGGTCGCCAGCATTTGGCCTCTTGTCGCCAGTCCGACTATCCACTCCCTTCACAACCTGCGCCAGAGCCACTACAGGAACCTCAAGGTCACGCGCAAGGTTCTTAAGCCCACGAGCGATGCTGGCAACTTCTTGGATTCGGTCAGCGCCAGGAACCGTGATTCGCTGGGCATAGTCAATGAAGATGATCTTCACGCCATGACTGTGAACCCACTTACGCGAAACGCCGACAAGCTCATCTAGCGTGATTGCAGATCGGTCATAGATCATTAGATCGCGCTGGTTGGCCTTTTGCACGCCAGCGCTGAGCATCGGCCAGTCCTCATCGTCAAAGCTACCGTTACGCAGCTTAGACGCAGCTACGCGGCTCAGGAGGCTTACGCGGCGCAATGCCATCTGCACAGCAGGCTGTTCCGCTGAGAAGAAGCCCGGCTTGAATCCAGCCTCAGCAGCAGCTTCCACAAGGCCACCAATGAAGGCCGTCTTGCCCATAGCTGGCCGCCCGCCGATCAGTGTCAGGTCACTGTTCTGCCAGCCGCCAAGAATGTCATCAAGCTCAACCAATCCTGTTGGAATGCCAGGAAGCTTGCCATTGTTGGCGTGAGCAAAAGAAATTGCCTCCCATGCCAGCTTCATCGCCTGCTTACCGGTGTACTCACAATCTGTCACAGACGAATTGAGCGATAGCAATCGGCCAATAGCCGAATCCACAGCATCATCTTCACCAGAGCGTGCGCCAGCCGAAAGCTCTAGCGCAATCTGGACAACCTCACGCCGCCGCCAGTTGTTACGCACAATATTGGCATAAGCGGGAACCTGTGCAGCAGACGGGGTATTGCTGGCAAGATCCAAGGCTTCCGTGAAAAGATCACCTTCAGACTCGCCAATTGTCACCGCGTCCGCAGGCTCGCCAGCAAGAACGCGAGACTTGATAGCTGCAAAAAGCCTCTTACGGATCGGTGAAGTGAAGTGGTCCTCCGCGACAACTGAAGCAATGTCATGGAATCGCATGTTGTCCAGAAGGAGGCCGCCAATCACCGCCTCTTCTGCAAATGTAGCTGTAACGCTCAAAGTTCGTTCCTCCGCCGAACAGGCTCACTTGCCTGAAAAATACTACTGCTATGAATTGGCCTAGCCTGGGGAACGTCAGTCCATCGCTTCTGGTTGAGGTACGTCGATCCCATAGGGGCATACCCACGCTGCCATCCGTCATCCTCGGCAATCATCAGATAGACGTGCTGGATGATCGTGTCGGCCATCTCATCCAGTCTATCGGCCTTCCATCTCTTCTCAGCCTCGGCCTTCCCCTTCTTGTTAGGGTAGGCCATCCAGAAGTCCGCGAATCGCCTTGCGCCCCCCTTTGGCTTGACCTTGCGAAGTTCTGCAACCTCCTGCTCCAACTCTACTACTCGGGCCTCTAGCTCCTCATAACTTGGCTTAGCGTCGAATAGGTTCATGATGCAGGATAGATGCCAGCCGGATCGCCATGTGAAGGAATTTCAGTTTGATTGGGGTCAGTGATGCAGCGATTCCGCCGAATATCATCCACAAGAGAAATGGCATTCTGCATATGTTCAGCGTTTACTTCCTCTTCCGAACGCTCATCATCGACCTCACAGGTTCCTTCCCAGCGCCCAAACCACCATGCAATAGCTGCCTCTCGGTTGCATACAGGGCAAGGAACATATTCATCGTTCAAGTAATCGCTATCTGCGTCATGCAGAATCCCGTCAATGCAGTAGGAGTCAGGATAGCGCCCTGCTCCGAACTCATATCCTTGGTAGTTACACATAAGCCCTCCGTTGTTGGTGAACCCATCGTCCTCTTGTCTGGACGTTGGATCAAGGCTCTAGATGGAACTGAGGGTTATCAGTTTTAGAACAATCATCTCCCTCGATAGTGATCCGAACCTTCTTCCCGTGGAACCGCTTAGGCAAAGGAGTGAAAGGAACGAAATCGCCCGCACTGGTAGCCCAGCGAGTCTCTACAACAACTGAGTCATCTTCAATCTTAGCCATTGTCTATCTCTCTTTTCTTTAGGCATAGTTCCGCTTTCCGCAGAACCAGCCAGCCATGAAGGTTGGGTGGTGAGGCATATGCGCACTGCCTCCTCTTTGTTGCCGTATACCCTAGCTGCCTATTTTTTGTGTTGGTGGCCTTCCAACGCCAGCCTCGGTAAGCCCGAGACAACTGGTTCGTTCCGTCTAAGACGGGGCTAGGTTATCTCCGTCGCCTGAGAGCGATAGGAGCGGTCGGAAATCGGACCCAGCGAGGATTTATGCCCTTCGCCCAGTACCGCAAAGTTCCCGCAGCAACTCTATCTGCCGTTCGTCACCGGGACAGAATCCGGGGCTTTGACTGGTGGCCTTCCAGTTTTGTTCGCTTTCTT